CTTTGTAGCTGATTGTGCTTTCTTCTCTTCTACCTTGCCCTCAAGCCATGTAGAAGCGATATTGCTTATAGGTCCAATCAATGCAGTTAACATTTCCACCTCTTCCTAGCTTGACGCAAACGGCTGTTGGGATTCTTCGCAGCTTTGGGAAACTTCTTCATCTGTCCAGCAGACCTAGCGCAGAAAGATTTACGCCGTTTAGCATCTTTGCTACCCGGCTTTACTTTTCCTGTTACTGCTGTTTTTAATTTAGAACCGGGGTTCTTTCGCCGATAAGCAGCCACCCCAGCCTTAGTCATTCCCGCTCCTGCTTTCGTTGGTCGAAAGTTCTTTTTGTTACGGGCTGGCATCTTATCTTGTTTACGAGCCATTACTTCTTCCTAGCTGTTTGTGCTGCACGTCTGAAGTTAGCTTTGCTTGGCGCACCCTTACTTCCGGGCTTACGCATAGTCTCCCCGCTACCCGCTTTTATTCTGCGTTTTTTAGCAGCTATGTTGGCATATAATCCACGTCTAGCCATTATCGTTTAGCCCTACCGCCTCTAGCCATACCCTTGGAACGCATCTTCATCTTGCCACCTTTAGCCATGCCCTTAGACCGCATTTTCGTCTTACCGCCTTTAGCCATACCTTTAGACCGCATCTTTGTTTTGCCGCCTTTAGCATACCCTTTAGATTTTTTAACTTTACCGCCAGCTTTTTTACCAACTCTTTTAATTCCAGCTTCTGGAACTACTCTAAAAGTACCGTCTGGTAATCTTATTTTTCCAGTGTTAGTAACTTTACCATCTTTTATATTGATTTTGATAATTGTTCTTTCACCGGGTTGTTTTTTTAATGCCATTTTATTTCTCCGCGTAAAGGTTGTCAAATACCCGTGCCGTGTCACTTACGTAATTAGGGTCTTGTTTAGAATGGTGTACCCACTGACTTGGTGCAAAGTCTGGTGGGCCTTCTCCTGTTACAAACCACGCAGGATTAGTAACACGGACTCTGTTGTTGGGAAGGGCAACCATGTTACCTGTCCACTTACCCGCATCCAACAATTCCAGAACGTGACTTTGTTTGTGTTGAGCAGGGTCATCAGCTACCTCAGTGTCGGTATAGTCGACAGTAAAGTAATATTTAGCAGGATAGAACTCTCCGTCTATCTTTGCCAACCACGGACAGGGTGTTGCTCTATTCAATACGAACACCGAATGATGGTGTGATTGGCAATCCCAAGGTTGTGCAAGGTAAGTAGGTATTGGTTCAGGCCACTCATCTAAAGGCGTGTCACCTACAAGTGCAGTGAGAGGCATCCTAGCCCACATAGCACCACCATGTACATTTTCTTCTTCTTCACATCCAGTAAACAATAATTGGAAGCTAAGGGTTCGCATCGGCAGGGTAGTTACCCCTATCGCCATCGCATGAAGAAATTCCCCTTGATATCGGTCAAAGTTTGTTGTATATTCTCGTCGTACCCAAACTTTAAAATACGGTATGTTACTTGTGATATAATTCATAACTCATCTCCTAATAAGTAATGTTGTATTATATCACGTTTAGTTTATTATGTGAATACATCTTTGCTGTCATCTTCTAGACAACTAGTCATTTTAAATATCATTGGTAATTGCTGTGAAGTCCATGCTCCCATCAAATCAAACGCCATTTCTCCTATGCGTTCTTTACATGCCTGTTCTGTTTGATATGGTCCTCGATTGTCAAATATCGTCATACACATTTCTGCGTTTGCAACGTGACAGGCTATTATTACGGCTGTGAACATGGGGGTATATCCCGGCAGGGTTAGATGCTTATATCATAAAAATTAATGTACGTCAAGGGGCAAGTTGCCCTGCCCCCCGACAATTATTTAGGCAAAAGTTGCCGCAGTTTCGCCAGAACCAAGTTCTGCAATAACTGCAAAGACACGAACCTTACCATCGAAAGTTGCAGTATTAGCAATCAAATCGATAGTATCAGCAACGGTATACAGCTTCGCTGTGCCTGCTGCGTTATTGATTTCGTGACCTGCTGCTGTGCCATCTAGAGCAGCAACGTACAAATCATCGTCAGTATCGTCACCTAAGTCAAGAACTGGAGAACCAGTTGATGCTACAGTGAGAACTTCCACACCTGCCATAAGAACAAGTGTGTTAGCCTTCATCTCAAATACTTCTACTGAGTCAGAAGTAGTCAAGCTAGTTGAAGAGAAGTCAAGTACGACTTCGATAATTTGAGGCTTGATGCCCAGCGGGACACCAGCGACAGCACCAGTTACAGTATAAGTAGCCATTACTAAGTCTCCCTATTAGTCAGTCTTAACGACACCTTGAACGATAGCTTCTGGGCGAATGACCTTACGACCAAACACATGAAGTCCACGAACAATGTCGCTAAAAGTTTCGGTTGAACGTACAACTTCAGTCTTCGCAATGTGCGAAGCAGTTGCAGTTGAGGACATATGTCCAGCAAGAACTACAAAGTCGTTCGTAGTATCTTGTGAGTTGATAGTCACAACGTCAGTTCCTGAGTTGTTCAGGGCAGTAGACTTGTAACAGTTGAAGCCAGCAATGTTGCCAGCCATTACAAGACCGTTGCGGAGAGGCGTAGTGCCGTCACCAGTTACCTGAACTTCTGCGAACTTAGCACCAGCTTTGAACGCATTTTCATAGAAAATCGGAGGTGCTACAAACCAGCGGTTCTCTTCTGGAACAGTCTGGTCGTCAAGGATACGAGCCATAGTCATCAGCAAGTTTACAGCAGCATCTTCGTTACCACTACCAGTGATATCGATAGGTGCGCCAGCAGTACCAACAGAAGTGCCAGTATTGCCAGCGTTATCTGCCATGTTTTGCAAGATGTTGGCATCGTACTTACGCTTCAGCGAGTATGCACCCGATGAAGTAGCAAGAGCCTCGAAGTTAACGTGAGACTGACGCTCTTCGATATCGTCAATCTTAAACGCAAATGCGTTTGCTTGGTCAACAACCATAGTAATCTGGTCATCTGCCAAGTCCTGCGGGTTTACCACAGAACCACGAGCATATGAGGATACAGTGATTGTTGGCTCTTTAATGATACGTACAGTATCGCCAAAGTTTTCAATTTCGCCAGCGTAGTCGGTATTAGTAATATCTTCTGCAACCGAAGCACGACGGAAGAACTTGAGAACTTTTTGGCTAAAAATTTCCGGGGTAAAATTACCGGAAGGCAGGTTATTATGACCTGATGCGCTATTAAAAGCCATTGTTCAATCCCTTCCTTTGAGGATTAAGAGTTATAGTCGATTCGCCCTTCAGCCCTTGCAGAGTCAATCTCGCTCTCTAGCTTTTCGAACTCCCAAGGTTTCATCTTGGCGATTTGCGAAGCCTTGAAGACCTTCTTACCCGCATCGGAGTCAGTGGCTACTTCTCTAGCGACAGTTTTGGTAACAGCATCTGCTGCACTGCTTTGACGCTTGGACTTCTTTGGTTTGTTAAGACCTTTATCGGCCTTGTACAAGTCAACCACACGACCTGCCCATCTAGCATCAGTATTGTTTTTATAAATACCATCTGCGATTGTTGCAGGTTGTTCTTCGAGCCAACCTAAGAACTCATCCGTTCCCTTCAGTTCATCAAAGTCTGGGTGTAAGCGTAGCAATTCATCATAAGCGTTTTGCTTTTCTAGTTGCTTTTCCCGTTCTTTGATTGTACCTATTTCATTTCTGAGTTCTGCGACTTGAGATTCAGTTTGCATAGATGCAACAGTTTGCACTACTTCAAACACATCAGGGTACTTATTTTTAAAGTTTTCCAGTTCTTCTGGGGTTCTAGGAACCTGTACACCTGCTGGTATGTCGACAGTCTCTTTAGTCATTGCGTCCTTAAGGTTTGCAATTTCCTGTTTGAACTCGTTGACTTTACTATCGTAGTGCTTCTTCAAGTCGTCGTAACGTTTTTTGTAATCATGTTCCGCTTCCACTTCTTTTTGTGGTACGAAACTGTCGCTTTCCTGAGTAGCCGCCTCTTTAGTAGCGGGGTCAGTGTCTTCTTCAGATGCTTCTACTTGTTCGTCTTCGTCATCTTTGTAGACTTCATCGCGATACTTTCCACGATACAATTCTTTGTTATTAGTAACTCCAAAGGAGTCATTAGGTTTGTTGGCTCTGTGGCCTTTTGCTTTTGCCATTTGTTTTACCTCATGATGCGGGGCTACTTGGCGTGTAGGTAGCCGCTTCGGTTACGTCA